CTAAGCATGTTACAGTTAAGTTGTGGTATTATCGCTGACTGATAAAGTCAAATTTTATGAGTCTCTTTTTGGTCGCGGTCGACTGTCGGGGAATGGCAAGAATTTTGATGTTCGCTGCCCTATTTGTGCGCCATCTGATCCCTCTAAAAAGAAGCTAGCCATTCGTACGTCTGATGATGCAAATCATTGTTGGACATGTGGGTGGAAGTCAAGAAGCTTACTTCCATTACTTAGAAAGTATGGATCTCAAGAGCAGGTTTCTCTCTACAAGCAACAACTAGGCATTAATAATAACCTTATTGTCGCAGAAGAGTCATTAGAAGAAAATAAGATTGAGCTCCCCAAAGATTTTTGCTTATTGACACTAGGTAATACAAGAGATCCTGATGTTTAAGCATTGTGGAGATATGTGCACGGCAGAGGATTAGATGAAAAAGATGCCTGGTACTTTAAATTTGGTTTTTCTAATGAACCTCGATGGAAAAGACGTGTACTAATGCCCTCGTTTGATAGCACGGGGTGCTTAAACTACTTTGTTGCCAGAGCTATTGACAGTAACAGAAAACCTAAATACGATAATCCCGATGTGGACAAAAACCCAGTCGTCTTCAACGAGATTAACATAGACTGGTCAAAGAGAATTGTGCTTTGTGAAGGTCCGTTCGACCTCGTCAAGTGTCCCGAAAATTCTACCGCGCTTTTAGGATCAGACCTCGACGAACGTCACGAAATATTTAATAAAATTTTGCTACATAACACACCAGTTGCCCTCGCGCTTGATGGTGATATGTGGAGTTCAAAGATGCCAAAAATAGTTAAGAAATTACAAGAATACGATGTTGATGTCGTAGTCGTAGATGTAAGGCCATGGGGCGACCCTGGAAATATGTCTAGAGCGCAATTTGAAGCTGCGTTATCTAATGCGAGTCCTCTAAGCTGGAATGACTTATTTCTTAATAGGCTTAATAAAACAGTATCGAAAAACTTCAATTTTTAATGAAGTTGAACATCTGACTATTGTGTATTAAAACTAACTTCTTAGATGCTAAAATTAGCTCATACTGCCGATATTCACTGGAGAGGCCTAAGTCGACACGACGAATACCGAGAAGTATTCACAGCTTTTATTGAAGACTGTAAAAAGAATAAAGTTGATCATATCTTTGTGGGTGGTGACATCTTTCATACAAAGACAACTGGAATATCTCCTGAGTACATCGAACAGCTCACTTGGTGGCTAGAGTCGATGGCTAAAATAGCTCCCGTCCATTTGACGCTGGGTAACCATGATGGAAACTTAACAAATCTTTCAAGACAAGACGCTGTATCACCCATAGTTCAAGCAATCAATAATTCTAATATTCATCTTTATAAAAAGAGCGGCGTGTATGAGTTTGAACCCGGTTATAATTTTTGTGTTTATAGTCTCTTCGACGAAGAAGGGTGGAATGATGTCAAGCCCGAGCCGGACAAGATAAATCTTGCTTGCTATCATGGTCCAGTACAAGGTTCTGTTGCGGAGTCAGGCTGGGAAATAGATGAATCACAGATTAAAGTAGATTTTTTTAAGGATTACCCATTTGTTCTCTTGGGCGATATTCATCAGCTTCAATATCTTGGTTATAGAGATGATCAAGAAGGCAACAAAAAACCTTGGATCGCATACCCAGGCACACCCTTGCAGCAGAACTATGCCGAAGAATTAGACCATGGTTATCTAATCTGGAATATTGAAAGTTCGTCTAAGTGGAACGTCAGCTTCAGAAAGTTACCAAATCCTAAGCCCTTTGTTACGCTAAGCTGGTCTGGATCTCAAAAAGATTTCTTAAAAGAAGCTCAAAACTATCCAAAACAGTCACGCTTTAGAATCAAGTCTTCTAACACATTAAGCCAAGATGACGTTAGCTTCTTTAATGATATTTTAAAGAATCAGTACGATGCGACAGAAGTTACATTTAAATCTGAGTACAAAGCTGAGAGTGAAACTATTAAAGCAGGCAGTGCAACCATTGCAAAGTCTGATTTATCATCTCCTGAAGTCATTCTTTCTTTGATTCAGACTTATGCAAAGGAAAATGGTGTCACTGAATACAACTGGGATACGCTAACAAGTCAAGTAAAGAAGTATTTGTCGACTGTATCATCTTCTGACGATATGTCAAGAGGTTCAAAATGGACCCTTAAGCACATGAAGTGGCATAATACGTTTGCTTACGGTGAAGATAATGAAATTGATTTCTCAAAACTCAATGGAATCATTGGAGTGTTTGGATCAAATAGAATTGGAAAGTCTTCTATCGTTGGAACATTGATGTACAATTTATTCAATACTACAGACAGAGGATCAATAAAAAATCTGCATGTTTGCAACATTAGAAAACCATATTGCTACGCAAGGTCAATCTTTGAACACAATAGCAATGTGTATGTTGCTGAACGTCAAACCAGTAAATCTGTCAACAAAAAGGGAATTACCAGTGCTACGACGTCGTTAAATTTCTTTAAAATGCAGGACGACGGAGAGCTTGAAGATTTGTGCGGTGATCTTCGAACTGATACTGAGAAAGCAATTAGATCATTAATCGGTACACACGAGGACTTTTCAATTACATCTTTGTCTGCGCAGGGTGACATCAATGCATTTATATCACAGGGCTCTACTAAAAGAAGATCATTTTTATCACGATTTTTAGGCCTGGATGTTTTTGATAAGATGGCCGATTTAGCCAATAAGGATCTAAATGGATTTAAAGCTCAGCTAAAGAATTTTCCCGATAGAAACTGGGATGAATTAAAAAAGCAATGTAACGACTCTGTCGATACTATTAAACAGCAGTTAGATGAGTTAGAAGTTTTAAACTCTCATAGACAGTCAGAAATTTCTGATCTAAAGACAGAACTATCTACACACAAGGACATCAAGGTCGTCACACCGTCAGATGTACATAATCAAGAAAAGAGAGTATCTACTTTGTTAAAGTCGTGTGACGACTGCACTTCAAAAATTGCTAATTTAACATCCGAAATTCAAACCCTAAGATCAAAATTAGAAGTTGTTGAGCAGGTAGAGAACTCTGACGATGTTGATGACCTCAAGCAGCAATTGTCAAATATTTGCACGCTTGAAAGATCACTTACCGACCTTAGACATCTGCATGACAAAGAAGCGACTCAACTCAAGCAATATCAAAAATCTTTAAAAATTCTTGACGATGTGCCTTGTGGAGACGAGTACCCAACTTGTAAATTCATCAAAGATGCTCATCAAAGCAAAGAAAAACTCAATGATCAATTGAAAAAAACAGATGATTCCCTAAAGAGAATGAACGAGATCAGCACAAAGCTTGCCTCAATGAATAAAGAAAATCTAGTTACAAGACTAGATAAACTCGAGAAAGCAATTACTCTATCAGCTAAATTCAAATTAGAAATTTCCAAAAAAGAGACAGAAATAGCTGCCAGTAGAGCATCTTGCGAGTCTATTGCTGACACCTTACGAGATGCTGAACAAAAATTAAAAGACCTGCAGACTGCTCTTAAAAATGAAGAAAATACAGAAGTTGTTTCTATTAGGTCAAAAATTGAAGAATTATCTAGACAAATTAAATCATCTGATGAACTTAGACTAAACTTAGCTACGCAGAGAGGTAAATTACTTTCTGATATTGAAAAGCTTGATAGTGAAAAATCTTCGAGAGACGTAATCTTAAGAGACATGAAGACTTATGAGATTATCTCTGGCGCTTTCTCTAAGAAGGGAATACCTCTAATCATAACTCGATCTCAAATTCCTGCAATTAATGCAGAGATTGCAAAGATTCTTCATGGGATTGTTGACTTTGAAGTTGAACTAGAGAATGATGATGATTCTGATGCCTCAGAGATCTATATCAACTATGGTGACTCACGCCGAATTATCGAACTATGCAGTGGAATGGAAAAAACTATTGCATCTATTGCACTGAGAGTTGCTCTTGTTAACGTTTCTTCCATGGCTAAATGCGATATGTTTATTATAGACGAGGGATTTGGTACCCTCGATGACGCCGGCGTAGAGGCATGTAATAGACTGTTAACCAGCCTCAAGAAGTATTTTAGACTCATTCTTGTAATTACTCATGTTGACGGAATCAAAGATGTTGCTGATCACGTTTTAGAAATAACGAAGAATGAAAAAGATTCAAGGGTTGTTTACTCATGAAAGAGTGGAAAGATTGCACAAACGATAGACTAATAAAAGAACACCCGGATGGTTTTTACGTCATAAAGCCCAAAGAAGATCAGGAATTTGTTCCATTTTTTTGCAATCTTTGTGACAGAATAATGACCTCTGTGTATGACGAAGAGTCACATAAGAAGTTTAGCTGTTGTGATAAGTGTGCAAGTAAGCACATATATCCTCGACTAGAAGACTGGAAAAATGGTTGGCGTCCTAATAGAGAAGATGTCACAACGTGATTTATCAGCATATTTAATGCATCAGAGAGTAACAACATGCCGAAAGTAATTGACTATAATGCGCTGGGACAGATCTTAGACAACACATGGGGCAGAACTTCAACACCCAAGACTGCTTCTTACTCGGTTAAATTTACGTATGCTGGTGGCGATAGACTAGTTGCCACATTTAATTGCATCATGAATTTTGCTTCATCAAGCGAAGCACAAATGATAAAAAAGACAACACAGAATGATGCCGACAACCTCGTCGGTCGCTACACAAAGTCTCTTAAAGAAAAATATAAAGAAATTACTGGGGAGACGTTGACGCTCAAAGAAGCTAGCACTGCCGATTCTGTGGAGATGATTGGTGGTGGGTATCACCACACTTCAAAGCGCACTGCGTATTATAGAAAAACATTTATATACGAAATGTCATGAGCAACCCAGTTAGTCCCAGCAGACAGCAACAAGTTGCTGAAATCTTAAAATGTGGCAAAGATCCGGTGTACTTTATGAAGAAGTACACAAAAATACAGCATCCTGTCAAAGGACTAATTCCGTTCGAAACTTATGATTTTCAAGATGATTGTGTCAAACAATTTCAAGAGCATAGATTTAATATTATTTTAAAGAGCAGACAATTAGGTCTGTCTACTGTAACTGCAGCTTTTTCTCTGTGGATGGCGCTGTTTAAGAAGGATAAAAATATCCTAGTCATCGCTACGAAACTACCAACAGCAATGAACTTTATCAAGAAGGTGAAAACCATGCTTGATTCTCTACCGCCCTGGTTGTTATTAACGAAATACGAACCAACTAAACAGGCTATTAGATTTACTAACGGTTCGACAATCACTGCAGTTCCTACTTCTCCCGATGCAGGTCGTTCTGAAGCACTAGCACTACTCATCGTCGATGAGGCAGCTTTTATTAGAGATTTTGATGACATCTGGACCGGTCTTTATCCTACACTATCTACGGGTGGAAGTGCTG